AGCTTACTCCGTTCTGATGCGCAGTATCAGCAAATAGGCGCGCAAGTTAAGCATGACAAATTTACTGCTAACTTGCGAGATATAACCGTTTTTGATGACGGAAACTTTCTAATTTCAAACGACAATGAAGCGACTTTTAGGCCCACAGCCTACAATGATAGCTTTAATTACGAATTGGCAGCACCTAGTAGTTCGTTTGGACAAACATTAACTGCGACTGTTGTAGATGCCAGCTTTCAGGAGAATACTTAATGACTAAGGTTTATGTAAACTTTGGTGGGACAGGCAATGGTAATAGTAATGCCACTGGCCCTTGGCTCGCTAACGATGATATTTTTGGCATTGGTGCAGTTGGTTTAGTTAAGGGGGATCTGTTAGATGACACGGATTCTCCAACTGGCGTATCGCTGTTTGTAGACAATGACCCACTTACCCCGACTGGTGTAAATAATAACGTAGTCGATGGTGTGGCTCTCGGTGATTGGACAAAAGGAGAGATCGAGCGTTATAACTCGTTTTCTGCGTCAGTTGCACCTCGCCTAAGATTAACAGGATTACCAGCAGACACGGCGATTACTTTTGAGACAATGGCGTATCAAAAAGGCCAAGCATCAAGAGACACTGCTTTCACTGTTAACGGTGTAACAGAAACTTATGATAATGATGCGCCTGATACGGCGCCAAACCCTCCCATAGTTATTTCAAGCACGACAAGCAGCTCGGGCGAACTAATTGTAGATTTAGTTGCTACGTCAATTTACGGGCGCATTACTGGATTCATTATTGAGTACGCCTCAGTAGTAGAGCCAACAGGCCCAAGCATCACCAACATTGACGGTGACAACGCTGTTCAAATAGGTCAGAATAACGTGGTGATCACTGGTACTAACATTGCGAGTGCTACTAGCGTAACAATAAGCGGCAAGTCGCTTCCAATAGTATAGGTGTATTATGGTTAATTTTAGAATGTTCCGAAGTGCGGGCAACCTAGATGGTAGGCTTGCTGGGAGCTTGCCTGTCGATGTGTTTGTATTCCAAGATACTTTTGAAGGCGCAGACTTTAGTGCGTCTTCAGCAGTAGTAAATGACATAAACCTAGCATACAGCTACAATCGCACTGGCCTAGTCACGCAGAAGAATGGCAATGCTCAGATGGAGATCCCTTCTGTAATTAACCGTAATGATCAAGATTGGACTGCTAAACAAGGGGATTATTCGATTCTGTTTGATTATGCAGCCAACGTGAATATGGCAGAGCATCGCTTTACGTTTGATGCAATGCCTGAAGTATGGATGAAATACTGGATTCGCGTACCTGTCAACTACACTCACGGCGATCTAAACAACAAGTTCTTATCTATTTGGCAAGACGTTTACGATGCTGCGGGTACGGTGACGATCCAAACACGGCCTAATGGTTCAGGTGGAGCCAACATCGTTGTTCAAGACGGTGGCGTAATCTCCGGTGAAGAGTTGTCTACGCCGTTTATTTCTGTTCCTGCGGATCGTGGTCGATGGATGGAGGTTGCAGTTCAGTTCAAATCAGCCAGTTCTTCTAGTGCGAATGACGGTGAGTACCGTTTATTCCGGCGCTGGGAAAGTGAAAGTTTCGAGCTTATTCATGAATACACAGGAATGACAAATCAGTATTCCGATGGCGCAGGTTATCGAGCCGGGTACTTTATGGGTTGGGCGAATGATCCCTACACAGAGGATACCTATTGGTTGCTGGATGATATTCGTATTAGTCAAACAAAGTTTAGTGATCTACCCGAGAGTAATAACGTCTTTACGCTTGGTTTTGAAAATGGGCTACCTATACATACTGGCAGCGGTGATGGCGCTCTAAACTTCTTTGCTAATCCTGCCAACGGTGCAGGTAGCGGTATAGGCGGTTCAAACATTACAGTTGAGACTGCAAGCGATCCCTTATTCGGAACTGTTCAAGTGTTACGAGATACCTACTTTGCTGGGGGTGATAAGTACACCTTTGGTAATCAAACGATGTTCTTGCAGCACTCAGCGACTAAACACTTTTCTTTATCTTCAAGAGTTCGCTTTTCTGCGAATTGGGAATGGGGTTCAGATCAGCTTAAATTTTGTAAGAACAAAGGTTCAGGCATTTCTACTAACTGTCCTAAATTCGACAGTAGCGGCGAAGCATTTATCACGAAACTAGCCCCGGCTAATGAAAACTTAAATGAGCAAAATGTTCGTGCAGTTCAAACAGTAGAAGATGATTACAATATTTCTGACGACCTAAACAACGGGTTTGGTGTGGGTGGTAATGATGCTGCTTGGGTACCTAACCTTGATCAATGGTACACAGTTAAGTGGGAGATTGATGCGGGTACTTTAGGACAGTCTGACGGTAGCTATAAGTTATTTGTAGACGATCAGTTGTACATGCAACTAGATAATGTACAAGTAGGTCAAGTGGGTGACAGCTACTTTACCTCACATGAGTTGGGCCATGTATGGCAAAACGGTTCACCTACTCAAGATATTTACATTGAGTTTCACAGTATAAAACTGGATGAGGTAGTTCCGGTTAATACGTCTGTGCAATACAACCCCTTTCTTAACTTAAACTTTAACGGAACTGATGGCGACACAGGTACAACAGAATTTGCAAGCTCTACTGATAGTCGCAGGTTCTACTCAACTGAAAAGGCACTTGCACCACAAACGTCTTCACTTAAATTTACACCGCTAACTACAGGCAACATCTTCGGAGGAAGACTTAACCTGCCTACGCTGCCCACTATTGTTGAGGGTAGTAATTTGTGGCTAAGGTCTTATCAATATCTTCCTAATAACTTTTGTGCTGGTTATCAATCTGGCTCAGACGGTTACGGAGATACTAAATGGCTGAGAATTGGCTTTGGGAGGGAAGGCACAGATGCTGATGCTGGCAGATTCACATTGCAGTTGAGTAACTTTACTGCTGATTCGTGTTCGACTGGCCCCATACTTTCAAAGGCTACCTTAGAAGGCTTCGGCGGCGGTAGTTTGGCTGTGTTCCCTTCACCTAAAACAATACCCCTCGGGCAATGGTCTGCGATCCAATTCCAGATTTATTTCCATCCGACAAATGGTTTTGTAAGAGCATGGGTAGGAGAAGATTATGCAGGAGAGTACTCAATAAATACAATGCCGCTTGCTTTGGATAAAGGTATAGATAGTCTTGTGTTCGGCAACTACTGGAACGGTAAACCTGCTCAAGATACCGAACTTTGGACTCAAGACATTATTGCCACAGTTGAAACGCCTAACACTTTAGACTTAGGTGGCAGACCTTTTATATCACCTAGTTCGCGTAGCGAGGATTTTTAAATGCAAGTTGTAAATACTAACTCAGGAGCGGGTTCCGTTTCGTTAACTATCGGTGACTCGGCTGACGGAATGGTAGTCGCGCTGTTTTCTCAGGTAAGAAACCCGCCAACGATAGATACAGCCACATTCGGTGGCGTTGCTATGAATATCGTTGGTTCTGATATCGACGGATCAAATGCTTCATCAATCGGTTATATCCTTGCGGCAGACTTACCCGCAGCAGGAAGCTACACAGTTAGCGCAGGTTCAAGTGGCGCAAGAGTTACGTTGCTTTATTGCACTGGATTAAAACAGCAAGCGCCCGTAGATACAAAGACGTCTAGTGATGTCTTAACAGGGGATCAGGGTGGGAGTACAACTCGATATGTTGATCTATCTTTGGCGGCTGTAGGTGATCTATGCTTATTTTCAACAGTATCAAACGCTACTACTGGTTCTTACACAGGAGTAACACAAGGGCTTGTTGATGCAAGTTACAATTCTGGCTATACGGCAACTCAAACAGAATTGGGACTACTCACTAATAGTATAGAAGCGTTCACTGCTGTTGCCTTTGAAAGCAACTCTTCGGGTGGCGGCTCTGTTATAGCCTCAACTCAAATTGAGACAGCAGTAAGTGGAGGTGGTTCACCAAGCATAACTCACGGACTTACAATAGAAGAAGGTGACTTAATTGTTTGTCTTCTAGGTTTGAATGGTTCTACTAACAGCCCTACTGATATACTGTCTTTTTCTACAACAGGCACAGTCCAAGCAGGAAGTTCTACTGTAACAACACTGTACAAGACTGCAACAGCTAGTGAGCCAGATACGTTCACATTTGGTGTATCTGGTAATGACAGATGGATAGTATCATTTTGTCTGATTAAAGGTAGTGGATTAGGCTTTGATGTATTGCCTACCCTAAACTACAACCCCACAGGAAGTACTACAACTACTATTGGATCAGTAGAAGCCACAGTAGATAGTACTAAAGTTTTTGCGTTTGGGGTTTCGGATAATGCTAACCTAACGTACAGTAACTTTAGCAATGGCTTTAATATAGAGTCACAAGCTACAGGGGGCCAATCTGCAGTCATAGCAGTAAAAGATCAGAGCACAGCGGGTGCAGTTGGTGATACTACGTTTGATACTAGCGGTACTACTATTTCTGGTGTAGGTATGTTTGCAATTAGTCAAACTGTTATACCTGATCCAGAAGAGACCATCACGGTAAACGTGCCTGATGACTTAGACGTAGAGTGGGATACAACTCACACTGTAGAAGTAGTAACACCAGATGGTACCGCTACATTAGAAAATGTAACAGTAACCGCTCCTGCAGGTTGGGAGTACGTGGTGTACGATGGTACAGTACTAGACGCAGATACCACAGAAAGCTTCCAAGAGTACACTCAGAGCGATCTAGGTGTGACTCTAGTAGCAGGTGATTGGATAGCGATAGAGTCAGATAGCGCCATCACACTCCGTACTGATGGTACAATCCTAGTAAGTCCTGCACAAGATATCACAAATAACCCGTACAAGATATGGGACGTAAGTGCAAGTACTTGGCTAGAAGGTACATTCAGTGTTGAGGATTTGGGAGAACCTGACCCTGGCCCTGATCCAGAACCAGAACCAGAACCAGATCCAGACCCAGCTCTTGTTAGTCAACCTAGCTCGATAAGGTCTTCAGAAACTTTCAGCTTTATTGTAAGTGATCTGACAGAAGCGCCTACAACAAGTAATACAGTAGGTAACTTCTTAGGGCTGACTGGTATTGCCCCTGTATCTGTAGAAGGCTCAAACCCTTATACGATATCTTGGTCTGTACCGACTGACTCAGGAAGCTTATACAGCACTGTTGGGTATAAGTTTAGCATCACTTCTGGATCAGATAACCTAGAATCTGAAGTGATACCATACCTACCAAGTACTGGTTACGACTTTGTAGATGTAACGACACCTGTAGCATCTGAGATAGCTACGCAGTACACTGGCGTCACACCAGTTGCAGGTGATCAAGCTGTATTTACAACTGAGACTACTGGCGGGTTTGGAGTAGAGGTAAGGTCAGACTTATCTTGGGCAATGTTAAGCTCACCTCCCACAACCCAGGTCAGCAGGTTTTTCATAGTTAAAGCTGATGCTTCAGTAGGGCCAGTTGATAATATCATTTGGTCTGCACCATAAATAAGGAGTCATAATGAGTGACATTAAAATTAGCGATGAAGCTAAACCAATGTCCCTCTTAGACGGTCTATCAAATCTGGCAACGGGTTTAGGTACTGCAAAAGACAAGGCAATGTTTAATGAGTGGAATCACTCAGGTCGTAATTTCGATCACGTTGCCTTGTCCGTAAGGTATCGGGAAGACTGGTTGAGCCAAAAGGTTTGCCAGATTGTTCCGCAGGACTTGACAAGAGAGTGGCGAAAGTTAGGTAGTTCTGAAGCTCAAGAAGCTGATGAATTGTTTAAGATAGATAAACTATTCCGTGATGCTCACAAGTGGGCAAGATTATACGGTACAAGTTTTATTGTCCTAGATATAAATGATGGCCGGGCAACTGATAAGCCAGTTAACTGGAAGAACTTAAAGCCCGGGTGCATCAAGAATATGTGGGTGGTAGACCGTACACGTATAGTTGCCACAGGAGTTATTAATCTCGAAAACATGTCTCCGGACTTTGGCTTACCCGAAGCATACCACTTCGTAAACAATCCCTCTACACCTATACACAAAGATCGTTTGATACGCTTTGAAGGTACTGAACTACCTATCTACGAGCGACAACGTAACTTGTGGTATAGTGATTCAGTACTTATACCTTTGATGAACCAGATCGATAACTTCCACACAACCTCCTCGGCTGCGGCCCAGATGGTGCAGGAAGCTAACACTGATGTAATCAGGATAGAAGGTTTGCATAACATACTTGAAGATGACCGAGGCACTGCGGCTATGCTGCAACGTTTCGCTGATTGGAAGAGTATTAAGTCTAACTTTGGAGTTTCAATATTAGACAGTACTGAAGAGTACGACCAGAAGAAGATTCAGCTTTCGGGCGTGAAGGACTTGATCTGGGAATATCTCAAGATGGTTTCAGCCAGCGTATCTATACCGGCCACAAGATTTCTCTCGGCATCGCCCGATGGAATGAATGCTACGGGTGAATCAGATCTGGTAAACTACATTGAGACTTTACAAGGGCTGCACAAAGATGTATACGAACCTCGAATAAAGGTTATTGATACTTTGCTGGCTGCTCACTTTGGGTTGAGTGAAGATGATTTCACGTATGAGTGGAACTGTATCTTCCCTGAATCTGCTGCTCAAAAGGCAGATCGCTATAAGGCCAAATCGGAAGAGATGGCTACATTAACTGAGGCAGGAATCCTAAGCCGTGAATCTGCACTTGAAATATTGAAAGAGTATGGTTCAGTAGATTCAACCGCAACTGTGGGCGATAACCCAAACCCTCCCGCCCCTAAACCAACAACAGGAACTAAGAAATGATCCTATTAAATGATCGCATTAGTGTCCCTACCAGTCGTAAGCTAACTGATGCTGGACAGATGCATGTGCCTTGTGCTTTTGCTCGTACAGGTTCTCAGCTATATACTGCTGGTCAGCTAGGTCTACAAGACCGGGACGCAAAAGAAATCGTAACAGTATGGCGTGACGAGGCTGATGTATTTGCCCAAGATTCACTTGAGTCTTTCCGTTCGGCGCCTGTTACAATTGGTCACCCCAAAGATGCCGATGGTAAATCGATTGCTGTATCTGCTGATAACTCAAAAGAGTTGCAAGTAGGTATGCTTGAAGGTATGCCAGTTCGTGACGAAGATACTTTAGGTGGTACTCTAATACTAACCGCAAAGGAAGCTATTGATGCTCTCGAAGACGGTACTCAAGAGCTTAGTGCTGGGTATCTGTGCGACATCGAAGAAGTGGAAGGTAAGCTGTTTCAGCGTAACATTCGTGCTAATCACATTGCTATTGTTGCCAAAGGAAGAGCAGGATCAAGCTGTCGAATTTCTGACGAAGCTATCGACCTTGCTGACGAATCTACTCTAACTGAAGCTGGCGTTGAAGTTGAAGTTGCTAAGACTTTCACAGCAGACGAGTTTGATGCACAGGTTGCATTGGTAACTGACGCTGAAGAAAAGTTGGCCCTGGCTGATGCTAAGATTGTTGAACTAGAAGAAGATGCTAAAGTAAAAGCTGCTGCTCTTGCTGATGCTGAAGAAAAGCTGGCCAGTGCTGTATTGGCTGCTAGTGAAGGTGTTGTCGAGCGTTGCAAAGCTATCGAGAATGCACGATTGGTTGCAGACATGCGTGACGTTGCTGACAAGTCAGTTTCAGAAATCCATCGCATGGTCATTGAAGACCAAATGCCTACCAGAGATCTCGAAGGTAAGAGTGACGACTACGTTGCTGCAATCTTTGAAATGCTAGTAGACGCCGCTAAAGGCGAAACACCAATGGGTAAGCTGATGGCTAAAGAAGCCTCAGATATTATCGTTGACCAAAAACCACAGATCAGCCTAGCCGAAAAGAAACGTGCTGCCATGATCGCTCGTAACTCCAAATAAGGAATATCCATAATGACTATTCAAAACTTTAACCTTTACACTGCAAAAGGTTACGCTGGTGAGCTTGTTGACTCTGGCCCACGTGTTGTACAGACTGGTATCGTAGAAGATGCCAACACTGCTGAAGGCTATGCTATTGGTTTCGGTAAAGCTGTAAAGCGTGGCGTGAGTGAGCGTGGCGTATTGCTAGGTGCTGCTGCTGACGTATTTGCTATCTCTCAACGTGAATACAACCACGAAGCAAACAGCATCCCTTCAAGCGGAAACGATACTGGTTACAAGTCTACTTACTCTGCATCACTTATCCGTCAAGGTTATTTGTACATTGAAGTTACTGACACTGCCGCATCTATCGGTGAGAAGCTTTCAGTAGATACTGTTACTGGTGAGTTTGCTGGTGGCGGTGTTTCTTCTGGTAACTTCGTAGTTTCAAATAACGTTGTAGCTGAGCAAGCTGGCGTTGTAGGTGACATCATCAAAGTTCGCCTAGACATCGTTTAAGCGTTATTAGTTAATATTCACGAGTCGGTCAATAGGCGCCGACTCGTAACAATCACTTAGGAAAATATACTCATGGGTATTAAAGTAAAAGCATTTGCAATTGATGAGCACAACGTAGAGCTTAAAGATCAGCCAATGATTGAAGTTGAGCTAACCGATGCGATCTCAGCTATGGTTGCTAACGGCACATTCGCCACAGATGACGAAGGCTTGTTCTTCCAGAGACAGCTTGAATACATTCAGGCTACATCTTATGATGTTCTCTATCCAGACCTTAAAGGTCGTGAGCTATTGACTACTAACACCGAAGGCGGTGAAGGTATCAATGCTATCACATACCGAAGCTATGACAAGCGTGGCGAGACTGCAATAATTGCAGGTAAAGCTACTGACCTACCACGTGGCGATATCTCGGGTAAAGAATACTCGATCACTGTTAAGACTCTTGGTAACGCTTATGGTTACTCGCGTCAGGAGATTGCAGCAGCTAAGCTAGTTGGTATGCCTTTGGACAGCCGTAAAGCTGAAGCTACTCGTCGTTCATACGAAGAGAAAGTAAACCAGTTGATCTTCTTCGGATCTGCTGAGAACAACATTCACGGCATTTATGATGGCCCTGCTGGTGCTCCTGCACTTACAGCTAACCGTTCATTGTTATCTGGTACTGCTGGTGTTGATATGCACTGGGCTGATAAGACTCCTGCTGCAATCATCAAGGATCTTACTGACGCTGTAACAGCTATGTACGTAGATACCAAGCAGTTGTTCCGTCCTAACGAGATCTGGTTGTCTGTAGAAAACCTTCAGTTGTTGCACAACACACCTCGTTCAGAAACTACTGATACATCTATCATCCAGTGGTTTGTACAGAACAACAAGTTCATCACATCTGTTGACCAGTTCAAAGATATCAACGAACTTGAAAGTATCTTCCCTAACGCCACTGTTGGTACTATCGATGATAAGATCGAGCCAAATGCTGGCTACGAAGGTATTACTGTTATTGCTAACGGTACTGATAACCTACGTATTCGTGAGCCTTTCCCATACGTTCACTTACCTGTACAGTTGAAAGGTCTTGAGTTTGAGATCAACTGTTATGGCCGCTTCGCTGGCGTAGAAACTATTCGTCCTGCAGCAGTACATCACTTCCTAATGGGTGGTAAGGCTTAAGTTGTTTGCCCTGCTTAGGCGGGGCATTATTCTAAGGAAGAGATATGAACTTAGATACTGTACAAGAGTATTTGGCTCCCATATTAATTACGGGAGCTATCAGCTTTGGTGGGTATACAGTTAACGAGTTTAAGGAAGTAAACTTAGAACTAGCCACACTAAAAGCGGAGCAGGTAGAAGACAAACGTATAAATGCAGTGGTCATAGAGTTAAGTAGTATCATACCACGTATGGATGCAAACATATTGCACATTAAAGAGAATCAAGATAGGACTTATAAAATCCTAAGTGCTCAATAATATTGGAGAAATAAATGAAACTTAAATCAAACCTTCCTTTCAATGCAAGCCTAATCAACTCAAGAGGTAACCGGGTACTAATTCCCGCTAACGCCACACTAGAGTTAGATGATAAAGAGTACGCATTGATTGAAGACAAAATTAAATCAGGTGTTGAAGCTGGCAAGATTAAAATTGTTGTTGCCCCTGTGAAGTCGGAAGAAGTAAAAGCCAAGGAAAAGGCTGAAGCTATTGCTGCTGCTAAAGCATTGCTTGAAGAAGCTGAGCCCGAAAAGGCACCTACTAAACCTGCTGCTAAGAAAGCTCCTGCTAAGAAGGAAGCTTAACCATGGCGAGTGTAGCAGATTTCCATACAAGGTTTCCTGAGTTCTGTAATCAAGATGATGATCGAGTTCAGTTATTTCTGGATGATGCTGCACTTCGTATGAGTAGCCCTGACAAGTGGCTAAACTTTTATGACGTAGCTCACCAGTATTTAGCGGCCCATTACCTGTACCTAGCTCAGAACACAGAGACAGGTGACGGTGGTGTTACTGGCCCTATCTCTCATCAGGAAGTAGACGATGTAGTTATCAAGCAAGCTGTAGCTGAAGCTGCGCCTACTCAAGATGAACTCTTATCTACATCTTATGGTAAGAGGTACTGGACGTACAGGAAAACTGTATTAACTGGCCCTAGAGGTATTTGATATGGCAATGAGCATGCACAGGGCTTTTAACGCTAAAATGTTAACTGATATGACTCTGGTAAGTATCACACCAGGAAGTTGGGATGAATACAACAACTGGGTAGAGGGTAAAGAAAATAAGAGTACAATCTTTGGGCGTGTTATTGTGGGCAACAAGTTCTCTCAGTTTGAAGAGGGTATAGCTTTGCACAACGAAGATGGAGGTTCACGTTACAGCGACTACCGCTCACTATATGTTAAAGACATATACACTGTAAAAGTGCAAGACCGTATCATCTTCAAAGGTAAGACCTTCCGCATTATACAGCAATCTGACGAAGATGTGTTTGGTTTCAACTCATTTCTTATAGAGGCACAGGAAAAATGAGTGGAGAAAACATAGTTACGATACAAAGAGCAGATGTTCAAGTAGTGCAGACATTCATAGATACCATGGTAGGTATACCTAAATTCTCTTACCCAGCAAGACAGAACGGTGCAGAGAAACCTCCTGGAGAGTTTGCTCACATTAGGTTGCTTGAAGAGTACGCAGTAGGTATACCTAATAACAGGATAGTATCTCAGACTGAGTTAGAGACTACGTTCAGAGTTATAAGCCCTACACGGCTACGTTTCAGGGTAGGTGTAGTGGACACAACTGGCATACCTTCCACTATGATCTTACATGGTTGGACTACGGAGGCTATGAAGCTTCTTATGATTCAGTCTGGCTATGGCTTTATAAGATGTACACCACTTTCAAACGAATCAGCCAAGCTTGAGAAAGAATGGGAAATGCGTCAAGGCTTTTCAATAGAGCTTTACTCCACAAGAATCTTTGAGTATACAACGAACAACATTACTTCCTTGAGGGCAGGTGGTGAATTTGTTGAGGGTAGTAAAAGCTACTTGCTCAATTTTGAAATTAACGAATAAGGATTAACAATCATGTCGATTGAAATTACTGAATTTGCTGATGTGTCCATCTCTGTAGCACCTACGGGTGTTGCTGGTGGTAACTTTGGCATCCTCGGCTTCCTGACTAACGACACAGACGATGCCAAAGCTGGCAAAGAGATCTCTGTCGGAGAGCGTGGCCGAGCTTATACAAGCCTTGCCTCTGTCTCGGGTGACTGGGAAACTAGCTCGGAAGTACACAAAGCGGCTACTGCATTCTACAGCCAGACACCTACACCTCGTGACTTTGTTGCAATTGTCAACTACCAGACAGCTCAAGTGGGCGTACTTGTAGGTGGTGGTTCTGACACTGCAGAAGAACTGGTTGGAGGAGCTTCTAGTGGTACTTGGATTGGTGGTGAAGAATTAGTTAGCTTAACTATCAACAATACTCCGGTATCATTTGATGCTACAGCACTGTCATCTGCCTCGCCTGTAAACTACACCACTATTGCTGCTGAGTTAACTACTGTATTAGATGCAGAGTTGTCCGGTGCAGTTGTAGAGCACAATGGCTACCAGTTTGTAATTAAAGATGCTGAAGCTAATGCAGGTGCTCCTGACTCTCCAAACTATATAACTGCTGCTGCAAACACACTTGCGTCAACTGCATTGGGTTTGAAAGAAGGTGTTGCACGAGCTATCGATGGTATTGATGCCGAGTCTGCTACACAGTCACTTGCTGAAGCAGAGAACCAAGGTGTAGAGTTTGTTGGCTTAGTATCACACCAAGAGTTCCGCGATAATGGAACTGAAGGTGAAGGCAACCAGACTTTAGATATTGCTAAGTACGCTGAAGCATCTAAGAAAATCTTCTGCAACACTACAAACGATCTGACTACTTTGGCGCCTAACAGTAATAGCTGTATAGCCTCTGTACTTAAGAGCAATACCTTACGCTTTACACTTACCACTTTCTCACGTGTAGTTGATTCATACCCGAGTGCTTCAGTATTTGGTCGTGCAGCTAGTGTAAACTTTTCAGCAATCAACTCTACCATCACGCTTAACCTTAAGCAGATGCCAGGAGTATATTCAGAAGACTTAACACCTTCAGAGTATGCAAACTTGAAGAGCTACTACGCTTCTGCTGTTATCCAAATTGGCAAGTCTGTGAATGCATATACTGATTCACGTATGGCTAATGGATCTTGGTTAGATACAACTCATGGCCTCTTATGGTTAGAGAACCGTTGTGAAGTAGATTTGTTCAACTTGCTTTATGTTAATAACACTAAGATCCCATATACTCAAGCTGGCATTAACACAGTGATCAGTACTTTGGATCGAAGCTTACAAGCTGCTGTACGAAATGGTTTAGCTGGGCCGGGTTACCTACCAGACGGTACATTCCTTCCTGAAGGCTATGTTATTAACGCTGTTTCACTAGGTGATACTCCTACAAGTGATAAGTCAAACCGTATCTACCAAGGAATTAGTTTCCAGATGGTTGGTGCAGGTGCCTTGCACGAAGTTGTTGTATCTGGCGAGTACTCCGAATAAGGATTTAGATTATGTATCAATACAGTTTTGCGAACGTCGACCTCATTATTGAGGCTGACTTTCCGGGCAATCCTAACGCTGCTCAATTCAAAGTTGAAGGGTTTGCCACAGGTGAAAACCTAATTAACGTAATGCGTCGAGCGCCTATTGCCACTACCACTTTTGGTGCGTATGGTGATATGGTTGTAAACATGCAACGTATCCGAGCTGGTGACTTGACGTTCCCAGTACTTATGAATGCACCTGAAAACAAAGCTTTGCAAGATTGGGCTAACTACTTCCAAGCACAAGCTGATTCAGATGGTGCTTTGATCACACCTATTCAAGCTAAGCTAGTTGATAACATGGGTGCAGATGTAGCAACAATGTCTAATGGCGTAATCCTGGCGATGCCAGCTATGAGCCGTGGTCAGACTATGAACACAATCACTTGGGTTCTGACGTTTGAGCAAGTTACCTTCGTTCGTGATAACGGTGGTGATGCAGACAACTTAGGTTAATACCTAATAGCCCTGTCCACTTGGATGGGGCTTTTCTAGTTCTGAGGAGAATACTATGAACAAAGGTTACACAGATGCCCTAGAAGATGGGCGACAAATTTATGTACCAGACTGGTCAGCAACGATACAGTTTGAGAACTTGACCCAGGTGTGTAAGATACTTGGGCAAGATAATGTTATTGCAATTGCCACGGACAAGAATGTACCTGCTGCAATGTTGGCAGTAATGAATGCAGAAGACAACAAAGAAGCCACCGAGATAGTTATGTGGTGTGTGCAACAAGCACGTATAGATGGCGAGAAGATATTACCTAGCACACTTAACAGCTTAGGTATGGCCACAATCATAGAAGTATTCGCACACGTGCTACACAGTCAGTACTCAGATTTTTTCGTATCAGGTTTAGCAAAGGCACACTCCCAAAGCAAGTAGCTTCAGGGCAGGAACAAACCTTACCAGTGGACTACAACCAAATCTATCCAGAGCTTAATGGTTA